AATACAGTCAGGTGAGGCGGCCGCAAAGACATATATCACAGCCCAAGTACCTATACTTGAGGCCCCCGTGGTCGATGTATTTACGAATTCAATCCTGGATGCATTAACGCAAGCCATTGAGAATCAAACAGCAAAGATTGTGGCAACGGTTGTAAATGATCTTCAGACTCAAATGCAGAACTCTACAGTTTTATCATCTGCAAACGCCCTCAGTGCCGCGCAGGCTCAAGGAGATAAAGGTGCCATTCAGGCAGCAACTACAAATCTTGTTAATGCTTACCGCAATCTCGGGGCTTTTAACGGGGTGTAGTGTTGAGATAAAGGATAAGACCTTTTATGGATCCCTCGGGACTTCTGGCGCGGCTGTGTTCCATGCTTTATCTAACAGTACTTCTGTTATCGATAATACTCAGTGGAATGCTGATTGGAACAATCTTTCTAACCCAATGATCTGTATGTCATCGAGTGACTTTACTGAGATGAAAAAAGAAGAAGAAAATCTTTGTTCATATTCGGGTAACTGCACACAAGCCCAAGTCTCTCAAATTAAATCTTTTATTAAACGAATAGAGGGCATGAGGAAATGATTGAAGGCGTAGATATCTCACATTGGGAAAACGTTTCTAATTGGCAATTGGTAAAACAGAACCAGCATTTCGTCGGAGTGAAAGTAACTCAAGCCTTAGATTACATTGATCCAAAATTCAAAGATGAATGGGCGAATTGCAAGGCGAATGGATTAAAGCGCATCGCTTATCATGTTTTGGATATGAACCAAGATCCGATCATTCAGGCGGCTTACTTCACTAATGCCATTGGACAGTTTGATCCAACTGATGCATTTGCTCTCGATTGGGAACAGTCGGTGAATAAATCGATTGATGGTGGAGCAGACGCATGCATGAAATTCTTCGCCGCTGTTGAGAAAGTCACAAACAAACCATGTCTGCTCTATGGAAGTTTCGCTGAAACGCAGGATATGAACTTCCCGCCTGAAGCAGCTCAAAGACCATTGTGGCTCGCCCGATATGGAGTAACAGCCACAGTTTCACCTGCTCCTTGGAAGAACTGGACCTTATGGCAATACACTGAAAATGGACAGGCCGCAGGAATTGGAAGCTGTGATCTGAATTATTTTAATGGCACCCTAGACGATCTCAATAACCTGTAAGGAATCAAATGGGCTCAATGAAAATTAAGCAGTTCAAAGATGTAGTTGCGGAAGCAAAAGCCAAGATCCCCCGTGATCAAAAAGCTATTGAGCAAGATTATTCGAACGCGGCCGCAGCGGTTGGCGATCAGCATTTCAAAATTGAAATTGAACGAGCAAAACTCAATCAATTGACAATGAAGCTCTCTGAATTCAAAGATGAGTTTGATCATTGTGTTAAATGGAATAAAGACAAAGCCGAAAAGGAAAAATCTTAATGCTTACGACTCTTCCGATTACGAGAGAAGAATTTGAAAAAATGGTTAACGTGGCTTGTGATGGAGCTGGTGTACCGATGGGCGAGGATAGTATTATTGCTGCAATCAACTATTTTCATTCGCTGGACCGTGATGAATGTAAGTTCGATCCAGATATTCTCTCAAATTATCTTCGTCGGGCTTATAGCAATCAAATGACATTTGATTACACCACTGAGATCAGACACAAACGCGAAGCAGAACGTGCAGAAAAGATGGCAGAAGGTCAACCCGCAACACCGACCTTGGTACCAGTTGCAAACTCAGCGGAGCATTGATTTAATTTCTCATGTGAAATGCAATCATTCGATATTTAATGAAAGCTGTTCTCATTGCAGAGATCTTCGGTCGAAATGGTATAAGAAATTGAGTAAATCATTTTCAGACATTGAAGATCACCGCTATGCAGAACCGCCTCTAAAATCATGGCATGGGCATATATTCAAGCATTTGACTGATCATGAATTCGAGGACAAGTACGAATATAATCACAAGGCCGAGAAGCTCCTGAGAACATTTAACTTTGAGAATGACACCCATAGGCGGATCTGGGAACTTCATATAGAAGGATTAACAAGCCCAGAGATAGAAAAGCAAATCAGACGTATGAAAAATGCGAAAAAGCAACTTACCATTAGAAACATCATCAAAGATTTAGAGCGTGAAGTCGTATGATCGTAAAGCTCCGTCCATTCAATAAAGACACAGACTCAGGCTTCATCATCGATTCGATGGCTAAGGCCCTATATAAAGAACAATTTCCAGATGCTAAGAGATATAAGAAATCTTGGTTTGAATCTATGCATAAAGAGATATTGTATAGAATAGAAAATAGCCAAGTACGCATAGCATGCAGCCATGAGGACGACGAGTTCTTATTGGGTTATGCCATTGATGATGCTTTTGTATTTGTAAAAGAAAACTATCGCAAACAAGGTATTGCTACACTGCTTTGTGAAAATATTAAAATGAGCGATGAATCTGGATATATGACCAAATTAGGAAAGAAAATCATTCAAGCCAAGGAGGCACACTTGACGAACCAAGAACAGCCAGAAGATAATAAAGCAATTGCTACCAAGAACATCGAGAAGCTTATCAAGTCTGGTTTCCCAATTAAGGTAGCTAAATTCGATCCAGCACTCACCTCTGGTTATGCCAATGCTGAATATGAATTCAATATGGCCTCGACCAATAAACTTAGAGTCCCTGACGAGATGTACTTAACTCCAATGGGGGTTATTGTTGTCCAGAACGGGAAAGTATTCGGCGGCACAGCCTACTCTTGGTCTGTATGACGCTGGACCGTCAAAGAAACAATTGAATAACTATGTTCAAGCCTGGGAATAAACTATCCACAGGTCGCGCTAAGGGTGCCGTTAATAAGCGCACAATTGAGTTTAGAGCGACTTTAGAGCGAGAAGGCTTCGATCCTGCCATGGCCATGCTAGAGATCTATAAAGAGGCAAAGAAGACATATGACAACTATGCCGTTATATACGACCAATTGATTGCCAATAAGATCAAAGCTGGCGATCCATTTCCGGTTGAAGATAAGGCCGATAAATATCTGAAGATTGCGGCCGATATGGTTAAGGATATCTCGAGCTATTGTTATCCAAAGCTTAAATCAGTTGAGCAGACTAAACAGAATCCTCTGGATGACATGACTGCAGAGCAGAAGCTTGAAACGATGAGAGAAGCAGTAAAGATGATGGAGCGTGAAGTTGGAGATTCATCTAAACGAATTGGTCCAGGAAGCGATAAGGATAACGGCGAGTCCTAACTTCATCCTCGATAATTTCCTATTCAAGGAGCAAATAGACTTTGTTAGAGATCCTGCTCGTTTTGCTACTGCCGTCTGTAGTGTGCGTGCTGGCAAGACTACCGCATGCGCGGCCGACCTTATTGATACTGCTCTTTCGATGCCTGGCACTACTGGCTTGTACATTACTCTGGCTAGGTCTAGCGCTAAGCGCATCGTTTGGCCTGAGCTTCATAAGATTGTAAGAGAATTTAAGATTGAGTGTTCGTTCAATGAAGTAGAGCTAGCGATTAAGTTTCCAAATGGATCTGTAATCTATTGCTCAGGTGCGAATACTGAGGCAGAAACAGAGAAACTCAGAGGGTTATCAAATGTTGCATTGGTTTACATTGATGAGAGCCAGGCTTTTAGATCGCATCTCAAAGAACTCGTTGAAGATGTTCTCGTCAAACGACTCTACGATACAAATGGACGGTGCCGGCTTATTGGAACTCCTGGACCAATTCCCTCCGGATACTTTCATGATTGTAGCAAAAGCTCCCAATGGGCACATCATGCTTGGACCCTCCACAACAATCCTTGGATTGAGCGAAAGTCTGGGCTCACAGTTTCCCAACTTATCCAGCAGGACATGGATCGAAAAGGCGTTACAGTCGATGACCCAAGCATACAAAGAGAGTGCTTTGGTCGATGGGTCCTCGACTCCCAATCCTTAATCCTTCAATACGATGCGGGTAAAAATCATTATGAGACGCTGCCTAAAGGATCTTGGAAGTATATTCTTGGTATGGATTTCGGCTATAACGATGCTGATTCTTTTAGTGTTCTGGGGTGGACTGATGTTTCACCAGATACTTATTTGGTTGAAGAAGTAATCAAAGAGAAACAAACCTATGAACAAATGGTCAAAAACTTCGAAGAGCTCCACGCCAAATACCACTTCCATAAAGTCAAAGCCGATCCCGGTGGCGGTGGGAAAAAGCTCATCGAGTCGCTCAGGGCAAGATACCCACTCCCATTCGAGTCGGCAGAAAAGACAGAAAAAGTTGCCAACCTCAAAATCTTAAACAATGCTTTAAGGACTGGACGATTTAAGGCTCGTAAGGATTCAAGGTTTGCTCAGGATTGTAATCTCTTGGAGCGAGATCTTGATAAGTCCACGCCAGACAAAATAGTAATCAAAGGACACTCTGATGCTGTTGATTCGGTTTTATATCCTTTCAAAGAATCTCCAGCTTACTATTACAAGCCACCAGTGGAAACCCCGAGACCGGGCACGCCTGGTTATTCGGATTGGCAAGCGAAAGAGTTTGAACGTGGAACTATGGATCGCTTAAATAGGGAACAGAAGGATAAGAAGTCTAAGGATCTATTGGATTGGAATGTTGGTTCAGATATGACGCCTGACTGGAACCGCTGGTGAATGAAGATGAGGTTCTCTTTAAAGTTAGAATGAGCAAGGATAGCAAAACAGCTTATCTCGAACTTGAGTCCAAAGAAGTAATCACATATGGGATATTGATCGATGCGTTGATAGATCTTGCTGATCAATTGAGTAAAGATGAGAATAGTACGGACGACAGACATTGAATGAGTCATAGATGTCCATTTTGTGGTTATGGCTGTCGGAGTTTTAGTGAACAACACAATCATAAATGCGAACCAGAAGCTAAGATGACGGGATTGCTTGCATGGCTTCCAAAATCTCCTGAGGAGATCAACGTTCGCGATGTAACATTCTTGGATGAGATCTACTTCTGGCCAAGACCAATCAAATGGAATAAAGAAAAGAAGAAATAATTGTTGCCGGATAGTTGAGTTGGTACAACGTCGCCCTGTTACGGCGAATATCGGTGGTTCGAGTCCATCTCCGGCAGATTCCCAGTCATCACTAATACTTACAAACCTAGACTAACGCGCCATTCATCTATGAATGATGCTTCCATTTCTTAAGAAACGAAAAACTCCACGAACTCAAGAGCCGATGCCTGATCGAATGGTCGGTCTATCTGGTGACGAAGAGCTTGAGCATAAGACTATCGAAGAGCTTATGAAGGCCGCAAAAGACGGTGACCATGGGCTATTCCGTTCATCTTTGGAAGCATTCCTATCACATCAATTTGATTGGGAGGGCGAAGATGCCGAATGAGCCAGGCGAAGTTCAAGACAAGCCAGATCAAGACGAACATGAAGGCATGATGGATCAATGTGCCCGTGAAGCAATGGCCGCAATCAATGCCAATGACCACGAAGGCTTCAGAGATTCAATGCATGTGTTGATGGCTGATTTTCTGACAAAAATGTCCCCTAAGGAGGATTAACCGTGATTCTCGATGCCAAGAAACTCTCTGCTTCTATTCGAATGAAGAAAAAGAAGATGCAGGAAGCTGATCCAGAGTTGGTCGATACCGATGCGCTCGTCGATTTTAATCCTAATGACCATATGCAAATGGATATGGAAGCCCGCATGGAGAACGCACTTGATTCTCCTCATCGTATTAATGCTGAAGACACTGCAGACGCGGAGTCAGAGCACGACGCCGAGACAATGGGCGAAACAACAGATGAGATGAAGCGCATGAGTCGTCTTAAGCGCATGCTCGACGCAATGGATCTGTAATGAATCCGAAGGATGTTGTTGAACTCATTGCTGCTCTTCGCGAGCAGGGAGTTACACATTTTAAGCATGGTGATTTGGAACTTACACTAGGTCCAGCACCTAGACCACAAGGGCCTAAGCTTGTTCCATCGACTCTTGAGAAGCCACCGATTGATTCAGACAAAGAGATTCCTGGTGTCGTTCATGAAATGCGGACTGTCTTTGCGATGAAAGACGAAGATCTCGTAGAGAGATTGTTCCCAATTCCTAAAGAGGATGAGGCTTAACTTTGGCTTATAGCAAAGAAGATATTGAAATGACCATGCGGCCTACTGAAAAGGTCGTGGAGGCATATACCAAGAAGAAGTTGCCTGAAACGTCTTACACTTGGTGGAATGCTCAAACTGAGAAAGATCTTCTCCAGCAAGTTCTTTCTACATGTGAATTCTTAAAGCGAACAAACGCAGTTCGTATTCGCCAAGCATCGATCTACACGCGCCTTGATTGCGGCAAGCCTCTTTATAACTTCATGTCGTCTAATGCGACTCTCGATTCATCCAATCAAATGCCTATCGGTCGCCCAACGGCCAACATTGTTCATGCGAACTGTGAAACTTTTGTATCTCTAATCACTCAGAACAAACCAAAGCCTACCTTCCTCACTGACAACGGTGATTACAAACAACGCATCCTTGCTAAAGAGGCTAACGCCTTCATTCAAGGGGAGATTTTCAGAACTAAAGCATATGAAAAAGCCGCCATCATGGTTAAAGATGGAACGGTTATCGGTGACGGGTTCTTAAAGATATGCCCTCGCCATGACAAAGTTCATATTGAACGAACTCTTGCGACAGAGCTTCTAGTCGATTTCCTAGATGGGTATTACGGATTCAATCGTCAGCTAATGCAGCTTAAGATGATGCCTAGGTCTGTGGCATTCGAAGAATTCCCAAAGAATCAAGATGCTGTCGCCAATGCTCAGTCTGGATCTGTAGATAGTACGCCAAAGAGTACAGAAACTATCTCCGATAACATCATCACTTGTGAAGCATGGCATTTGCCGTCTGCTCCAGATGCTAAAGACGGGCGTCACGTCATTGTATGTGATGATGGAGTGCTTCTTGATGAGCCTTGGACTAGAGCAAAGTTCCCATTCGTTAAATGGGGCTACAATCCGAACATGGTAACGACCTGGTCTCAAGGTCTAGCTGAGATCTTGATGCCGATTCAGATGGAGATCTATCGTTCTTTGATCGTTGCATCTCAAAGCTTAGAGCTCATGGCTGTGCCTCGCATCTATATCGATGAGATGGCTGAGATCATGGAAACGTCGTTCAATAACCGCATTGGTACGATCATTAAAGGTCGTGGACCTACGCCTCCGCAGATCCTTAACTGGCAAGCCAACACTCCTGAGTTCTATGAATGGATTCAATGGCTGATTAAGCTTGGCGCGGATATGTCGGGCGTTGCAGAAATGGCTTCACAAGCCAAGAAGAGTCCAGGTCTCAATAGCGGAGAGGCGATTCGTGAGGCTAATGATTTACAGTCTGCAAGGTTTGCTACACAGGAGCAGCGTTATCAGGATGTCTTCACTGAGATTGGTTATCACATTGTTGATACGGCTTCTGATATTGTTGAAAAAACAGGCAAGTATACGACAGTCTACCCGTCTAAAGACGGGACGAGAGAAGTAGACTTTAAGCAGATCAAGAAACTTAAAAATACTTACATTATACAATGCTACGAAGAGTCTGCTCTGTCTAAAGATCCAGCAGATCGACAACAGCAGCTGTCTGAAAAACTAGCAGCTGGAGAGATTTCACTTCTCGAATTCAGACGCTTATCTAACTTCCCAGACCTCGAACAATCGGACCGTTTAGCTCTAGCTTTAGAGGAACGCATCTTCTATTGCTTGGATGATATTATTGAGAATGGCGACAAGAATTGGGAAAAGATAGTTCCTGACAGATTCATGCTGGATCCAACCGACATGATGACTACTTATTGCACAAACTATATCAATCTCTATGCCCCGACGAACCTTGAGCCAGAGAAAATGCAGCTCTTAAGAGACTGGATTGTTCAAGTACAGAACATCAAAGATCAAGTGCAGCAAGAAGCACAAGATCAACAGATGCAAATGCAGGCAGCCGCTCAGGCCGCACAACAACCGCAGGGTCAACCCGCACAAGCCCAACAATCTCCTCAAAGCGCTGGTCTCCAGGTTGTTCCGCCAAATCCATCATTAGCACCGACATCACAAGTACAAGTTTAATCATAACAAGGAGTTACATATGGCTTATGAATTAGCCACGCTTGCAGAACCTAATGCTCAACCATCGAATCTATCACCCGGCATTAACCGAGAAGAGATGCAGTTAAATTCATTCTCTTCGGCAGACACTAGACTCGCTAATGCTATTGCTAAACTTCAGGGCAAACCCGTTCAAGAACTGCCAAAAAATAACGCTACAAACATTAATGAAGTGGTTACGGACGAACCTGTAACAAGCGGCGCATCGCTACCATTATCACCGCAGCTTGCAGCTCTTGCTCGTAAAGAACAAAAGCTAAGGCAAGACCAAAAGGCTCTGAAAGCTAGTGAATTAGCTATCGCAAAAGAGCGCCAAGAGTATGCCGAATTAAAGGCACTCAAGGAGAAAATCGCGGCCGGGGATTATTCCGAAGCTGAGAAGCTGATCGATTACGAGAAGTTTACTCAAGCGAAACTCGGAAGAGACCCGAAAACAGAGGAACTGGATAAAGTTCGATCAGAGATTGCAGAACTAAAAGCCGCTCAACACAAGGATGTAGAAGATCGGTTTAAGTCAGCAGTCCAGCAGCGGCGCACAGCGGTCATGGATTTAATTGCTAAGGACGACACGTTCAAAGCAATCAAAACCAAGAAAGCCGAAGAGGCAGTTGTTCAACTTATTCTCGATACTTGGGAAGAAGAAGAGATCGAGCTTTCTCCAGAGGCAGCAGCCAAGGCTGTGGAAGATGAACTCAAGGCACGCGCAAAGGAATGGGCGTCTTTGATTCAAGAAGAAGTGAAACAGGACCCAGTCGTTGAGAAGAAGGAACTTCCTCCTCTCAAACCTGGAATGAAGACGTTGACTAATAACATGGCTTCGACGGGCGAGATTAAACGCCCTCTTAAGCCGCTTCATACGATGACCGACACCGAGCGATACGCTGAGGCCCGTCGTCGTTATGAAGAAAAACTATCACAAGGAATGAGATAAAATATGTCAGTACCAGCAGCCAGTCAGTTTTCAAGTACACAAACAAACTTCGGTACGCTGAAGGAATTGTATTCAGACGATGCGTGGGTCATGAAAACCCTGATTCTGAATAATAACCCCGCACTTGCCATTATTGAGAAGGACGAGACTCCACTCGGTATCGGCGGTAAATACTTTACTGTACCTGTTCTCGCAGCAGGTGGTGGCGGTCGTTCTGCCAATTTCGGATTGGCACAAACGTCGCAATCGGCTCCGCTTACTCCTGAATTCCAAGTTACTAAGGTCAACAACTACTCGCTCTTCACTATCACTGGTGAATTCTTGCGCGCATCTGCTGAGTCTATTGGCGCGTTCATGCCCGGTATGGATACCAACGTTAAAGCTGCATTTGCAGTACTTGGTAACGATTTGGCACATGATCTTTTCGGCGATGGATCGGGAACTCGTGGTACTTATGGATTGGGAGCTGGCGCTATTAATGCCGGTGTGATCACGCTTGATAACGCTGGTACTGCAATGTTCTTCCAGCCTGGAATGATCTTAGCTTCGTGGTCTGTGAGTGGTTTGACGCCAACGCAATCAACTGCAGCTGCTCTTGGTTATGTAATCGCTGTTGATACAGGTGCAGGTACGGTTACTGTTTCTGCTACTGCAGGTGGAGCGGCTGGAACTCCGACTAACTGGTCTACTTCGTTCCCATATCTCGGTGTATACGGTGATACGAACTTCATTTCGAATGGTTTGTCATCGGCAAATATGCTCAAGATGGCAGGCTTCGGCGCATGGATTCCGCAAACAGCTCCGGGCGGATCGGATAGCTTCTTTAATGTGAATCGTTCGGTTCTCCCCTCGACTCTTGCTGGATACCGCTTCGTAGGTTCGGGCGAATCGATTCAAGATGCATTGATCGACTCGGTTAACCAATTGAATGCGCAAGCAACTCCTGCTGGTACGCCGGATTTCATCTTCATGAATCCGACATCTTATCAGTCGCTCGTGAAACAGCTGACTTCGCAAGGTGTGTATCAAATGGTTAAGGCTAAGATTAACGAGGAAGTCTCGATTAGCTTTAAGTCGCTTGTTCTCCCAACTGGTACTGGCGAGATCAACATCATTCAGGATCGTAACTGCCCGCCGCAGACTGCGTTCATCATCACAAGCAAAACGTGGAAACTTCGTTCGCTTGGTAAGTTGACTCAGTTCCTGACATGGCCGGGAGCTTATGACCAAATCGGTATTCCAGTACCGGGTCAAGATGCTGTGCAATGTCAGTTGGTTTCGTACAACAACCTGACTTGTAACGCGCCGGCAGCCAATGCGATTGTATCGCTTCCCCAGTAATAAAATCTAAGGCTCGGGCTTAAAACGCCCGGGCTTTTTAACGTTTAAAACATATATGAGGACCCATCCTCGTCTGACCAGACTAGAAGCGCTTCACAATCTGGCAGCATAACTTGAAGCGCATTAAGGGTTCTCATGGCTAATCGTCTTGGTAATAACGGCGGTCGTTTCTACGACTTTAACGTCCAACCTGTTCTCATCGATTGCAATTTCACTGTTGATGCTACAAATGGGAACGGTCTTGGCATTCGGAGTCTAAAGGGCTCTGGAGTTAAGAACGTATTCATGAATACATCTGCAGCATTCACTGCAACATATAATAACAGCGTGAACCTGACGGGTATCGCCTCTGGAACTGCAACTCTCGTTGTTGGAATGCCGGTTCAAGGATCTGGAATTCCTGTTGGTGCAAAGATTGCGTCAATCGTAAGCTCAAGTGCAATTACAATCTCAGCTGCCACAACTGGTGGAGCAACAACTGGGTCAGTTACTTATCAAGGATTAGGAGCGGGCGGATATCCGAACCCAAATCCTGCTGCTGGTTATGCTCTTATTCAGCTTAAAGAAGGGTATGTTAAATATACTGGTGGATTCTCTGGCTTTGCATCTCCTGTAACAGGATCAAACGTTGCAATCAATGGTACAGCTCTTACCGTAGGTCAGCCATACGTTATTGTTTCTACAGGTGTAGGATCAAATGGAACAGTGACGATTGCTCCAGTAGCCGATGTGTCTGGTTCTTTGGCTAGCACATGGTTTAGAATGTATGACGCTTATGGGAACACATATATTATTTGGTTCTCTGTTTCTGGCGTAGGTGCAGCTCCTGTTGGAGTTTCTGGGACACTTGTTCAACAATCAATTTCAACAAACGCTTCTGCTGCAACAATCGGCGCAGCGCTCGTTGTAACTCTCGGCGCTTTGCTTGCTGCACAGCCAGGAAATGCTTCTGCTCCTGCAGGAGTAAACAGCTATACAGCAACTGGTACTACAACTGTAACGGTAGTCAGCACTGCGGCTGCACCATTACCTGGTGGACCTGCTGATGGAACAATTGCAACTGGATTTACTTTTGCAGTTACGAAAGACCAAACAAACTCACAGAACTGGTTATCTGTTGGATTGCAACCTGGTGTTGTTCCTAACGTAGGGGCGGCATTTGTTGCAACTACGACTGGATATAGCTCTCGTGGTGGGTCAACTGGTTTGGTGAAAGTTCCTTCTGTATCAGGAATACTTTCATGCGAAGTTGTTGGTGATCCTAACCAAACACTTAGCCCTATTCCGGTGGGTGGATCGCCTAATGTTGGTGGATGGATTTTGGTCCAGTTCATCAGCGCAACATCTTCTAGTGTAACAACTCCGATTGCTACAGCTCCTGCTCAAAATGCGGTGGCCGGTATGTCGTTCAAAGTTGAATCTAAGAATGTAATTATCGCAGGAGAGTAAAATATAATGTCCATTCCTAGTGTCCCGTTAAATGCGGTGATCAATACAGGTAATGGGCAAATTGCACTTACCTGGCAACAAGTTGTTGGGGCAACGTCATATAACGTCCAGAGATCAACAACAGGAATTGTGGGGAGTTTCGCAACAGTCGGAACTCCTTCTGTTAACAATTTTCTTGATACGACCGCTCTTCAGGGAATTCAATATTGGTATCAGGTTGCATCTGTAAATTCCGGTACAACTGGAGGATTCTTATTCACAGTTTCTTCAGCTAATGCTAGCGGGTCTGCGCAATACACAAACAACGGCCAAACATTTCAAGTAAACGCGACTATTTCAACCGGTACATCTTTATCTACAACATCGACCGGTGCCCCTACGGCGTCTGGTACATTAACGAGAATCTCTGGATCAGGTGATTTCACTATTTCGTTCTCCGCTGCCGTATCGACAGGTGGACAATCTTCATTTCAAACAATGGGGACCAATGGCCAGCTGCTAACCGCTGTTCCATGTTTGCCAGGGCAGATCAATCTTGGTTATTTACGATATATGGTTCGCGTTCGCACTGAGAAATTGCTTTCTCAGTTCGTAACCGATGATCAATTGAATTTCTATATCAACCAATCAGCATTCAGACTTTATGACATGCTTGTTGGAAAGTATGGAGATGATTATTTTCTATCTCCTGGTCTCGTAATTCCGATGACAGGATTGACATCTTATCCACTCCCGAATGGATCAAACTATCTTGGATCATTGAATGCCGATGGACAGTTCTATGTTGGACAGGGATCAACACCGGCACCAGCTTGCTATAAGCTGAATGGTATTGATTTGAATGTTGGTGGGACTTTGGTTGGTCCTGCGGCTGGATGGATACCCTGTGCGAGACAGAACTGGTCTGATCGTGACAAATATACTTACGTCGGTCAGCAAGCAACTCTTTATAACGTATTTCAAATGTCATATCGTGAAATGGGAAATCAGGTTTATGTTTTCCCTGTGAATTCCAATACGACCATGCGCTGGTATTACGTTCCGATCATGACTCAGCTTCTACAAGACACAGACATGATGCCATTCTCTATTTCTGGTTGGTCTGAGCTTGTAATTGTCGATGTCTGTGTGAAAGTCTTGATTCAAGAAGAATCATTTGATGAAGCGGCTGCATTCGCGAACGAACGCCAGGCCTTAATTGATAGGATTAATGCTATTGCTCCGAATCGCGATGTTTCCTCTCCGAATACTGTCAGTAACACTAGACAGACTCAAGGAGACCCCAGCTTCAATGGCTGTGGTGGAAGCGGCAGCGGCTCGGGATTTAGTGGCGGATGGGGTTAAATGTCAGCACCACTATCTCCAAAGCTAGATTGGGCACTTGCGAACGCTTTATGGGCGGCTACGCTTAATCCAATCATTGCATCGCCACAATCTAGTTCTCAGATTCTCAAAAACATATCTCTCGTTGCTGGAACAAATATCATTCAGCATAAGCTAGGCAGACAAATGCAGGGCTGGTATTTCACGGATATCAATGCAGCGATTACTTATTACAGATCTGCTCCTATGAATTCCACAACACTTACTCTCACATGCAGCGGTCCAGCTGTTGTTAATATAGGGGTATTTTGAATGAAGAAAATAACATGGTTTATTCTAGTAAATCTCATTGCAAGTATTGCTTGCGCTGCAGTCAATACTCCGAACATGAGTTTAGTTCAGCCAACAATCGGTGTTGATTCAGGATTATTCTGGGAGCAATCGACGAATAGTAACTCGACTATTATCGATGGGCATAATCATACGCCTGGTTACGGTGTTCAGATTCCTCCAGCAGGATTAAATTTAAATTCAAACGTTACATTTCAGAATAATTCAGCAACGAATCTCAAGGCATCGATATTCACTCCTCAGGCATCGTTTGCGACTCTGTATTCAATCTATACGATTGGAAATGATCTTTATTATAATGATGGCGCTGGGAATGTAATTCAGCTCACCTCTGGCGGCGTGGTTAATGCTACTGCGTCAGGTATTTCAGATGGCAGCGGGAATTCTGCGGCTTTTGTTGGTGGTGTATTAGTCGTTAAAAATACATCTACGGCTCCAGACAATATCCAAGCTGCATCATTGTTGATGGGAAATGTCGGAACTGCATCGAGTAAATATCTGACATTGAATCCACCGGCAGCAATGGGATCAAACATTGCCGAAACGCTCCCCACTATTCCAGGATCAACTCTTCCAATGACGATGGATTCATCCGGGAATATGGGTACGGCTCAAATTGTTGCCGGACAGATTACAAGCGGAACAATAACCACAACTCAAATAAACGGATCTGCTGGGATCACGACTGGACAGATTGCGGCGGTTGGACAGCAAGTAAGCTCAAGCTGCGGATCATATTTAACTACAAGCACATCATATGCAAATGTCACGAATCTAAGCGTAACGATAACTACAACCGGCAAGCCAGTTGAGCTATCATTAATCCCAGATGGGACGAGCTCTGGATCAAGTCTTGGTTCAAACGTGACTATGACGCTTGAATTTTTCAATAGCACTTCGAGTGCGATTGTCGGCGTATATACACTTCCTACAAACCAATCAATCATAGTCCCGCCTCCTCCGGTGAAAGACGTACCGGCGGCCGGGACATATACTTACGTCGTTAGGGTTATTTTGGGATCTTCGGGTGTTGGCGGCGTTACCAATCTTAAACTATTTGCCTATGAGATTAAATAGTGGCGAAAAGCAATGTTCCAATAAATTTTAGCCAAGGATTGAATACTAAGGTAGATCCGTGGCAAACGCCTATAGGTCAGTTCGAACTTTTGCAAAATAGTATTTTCTCCAAGGGAGGGATGTTACAGAAGCGTAATGGATATGGTCTAATTACGATCAACACTCCGCCAAGCACATATCTTACGACGTTAAATGGAAATCTCACGTCTATTGGATCAACAGTAAATGCATATTCGTCGAGTCTTAATTCATGGATCACTAAGGGAACACTTCAACCATGTTCTTTAAGTGTGTTACCGTTGATAAGAAACAATTTGAATCAAACGCAGACAGACTCCGCAGTAGCAAGCGGAATGGTCTGCACGACATTCACTGAAACGAATACGACGACGGCGGCGGTCGTAACCCAATATCTTTTCGCTGTTGCTGATGTCGTGACGGGCCAAAATATTGTTGAGCCTACGGCAATTCCAGTAATTACGAATGGAGTTATTACTGGATCGTCTAGAGTTTTCGTGGTTGGTAATTATTTTGTAATTGTAAGTCAGGTCCAGGTTTCTGGATCAAGCTCTTATCTTCAATATGCATCTATCCCAATCGCCAATCCTGTAAACACAACGACGAACGCAGCAAATGTATCAGCAGCTCAAAATGTCACAGCGGAAGTATATGTTCCGGAATCTTCAAATCCTGGATGGGATGGGATTGTAGCGAACAACACTCTTGTTGTAGCCTATAATTCAACTACTACAGCGGTTGGCGTACATGTCGCGTCTCTTACGAATGCTCAGATCGCAAGTAATCTTGCAAGTACCGTCATCCATCAATTTAACAATGCGGCATACATTGGTGCGATTGTATCTGTTTGCGTTGATACGACTAATTCCACTAATCCTGTTTTTTATATAAGCTTTTGGAACAACTCGACAACAAATGGATATACCGCAGCGGTTACGATTGCATTCGGAACTATTACGCAGCAGTTCGCTCCTCAACAGATCATCACAAGTGTGGCTGTCGCGAATCTGGCGTCGGCCGCTCAAAACGGAATATCTACAATATTCTGGGAGACGACAAACTCCACTGGTAACTTCATCTCTAATATTACCGTAACTTCCGCAGGAGTCGTTGGAACTGCGTCGGTATCAGTTCGAAGTGTTGGTCTTGCATCGAAAGCATTTATTGTTAATGGAGTGATTTATTATCTATCGGCATTCTCGACATTATTCCAGCCGACATATTTCTTAATCAATGGATCAACCAGTACAAGTGCGAATCCTATTGTTGTTGCCAAACTCGCATATCAGAATGGCGGCGGATACCTGGCTCTTGGATTGCCAAACGTATCTATTACCGATGGAATCGCTCAAATCTCATACCTCTATAAGGATGACGTTGAGGCCTTAAATACATTGAGCAATCCTCAACTCACGACAGCTGGAGGAATTTATAGTCAAACGGGAATCAATCTCGTTTCATTTGACGTTGAGACCACAGCTATAAGCACGGCGGAAATTGCAAACAATCTTCATATCTCTGGCGGGTTTTTATCCATGTATGATGGATATCTTCCTGTCGAGCATAATTTCTTTGTCTTTCCGGAAACGATTAGTGCAATTTACACAGAAGACTCAACCGTTACTCCGACCGGTACGACAACGAATGGTTCGTTTGTTATTACCGCTGTTTCAAGCGTGTCTGGTGTCGCACCTGGTATGACAATTTCAGGAGCGGGAATACCGGCAAATGCAATTGTCGTATTAGTTGGAACAAGCGCGATCACAATGAATGTTGCTGCGACCGCGAATCATTCATCTGAAACGATAACAATACTTGGTAATATTCAAGCGGCCCCAACGGACGAAACTGCTGGTCTTGGCGCATATTATTATATCGCTACCTATGAATGGACTGACAATCAAGGCTTAGCTTATCGATCCGCTCCTAGTATTCCTATAACTTATACTTCTGCAGGATCTGCTGCTAAGGGATCTGTTGCGATCACAGTTCCAACATTGAGATTGACCGCGAAGATTGCAAACAAGGTTAAAATCGTAATTTATCGATGGAGTAGTTTCACTGAAGTTTATAATCAGGTAACGACAATTGCCGCTCCTGTGTTGAATGATACAACCATTGATACGGTTACTTTTGTCGATGTCTATCCAGATACTTCGATTGAGGGAAACAATATCCTCTATACGACCGGTGGCGTGGTTCCGGATTACAATTCTCCGGCTACATCGGTCATGACTCTATTCGATACAAGATTATGGTCAATCATCGCAGAAGATCCAAATACTCTTGGCGTAAGCAAACAAGTCATTGAGGCAACACCAGTTGAGATGTCTGCTATGTTTACTATCTACGTTGCACCGAACATTGGGACTACTGGATCAACTGGACCAATGCGGGCGCTTGCTCCGATGGATGATAAACTTATCATCTTTAAGAAAAATGCTATTTACTACATCAATGGGGTTGGCCCCAATAACCTGGGGACTACTTCTGTTGGATGTAGCTTAGGAAATTACTCTCAACCTATTTTCATTACCTCAGTCGTTGGCTGTGATAATCAAAACAGCATTGTCCTTACAGATAAGGGGCTCATGTTCCAATCTGATAAGGGTATTTGGCTTCTTGATCGACAGCTTCAGACTTCATATATCGGTGCTCCAGTAGAAGATTTCAATTCATCTGTGGTTACTAGTTCAAACGTAATACCGGAAACCAATTATGTTGTTTTCACTTTGGATAGTGGTCAGTCTCTTATGTATGATTATTATTATGGGCAATGGGGGACGTTCGTAGGGTTCTCATCCGTGTCGAGCTGTATTTACAATGGCTTGCACACTATTCTTGATAAATATGGACGTATTTTGCAAGAAACGCCTGGCCAATATTTGGATGGAAGTAATCCAGTATTGATGGCGTTTAATACGGCATGGATTAATCTCGCAGGCGTTCAAGGATTCGAGAGATTCTATTGGTTCTATCTTTTGGGAAGATATCTCTCGCCTCATTTCATTGAATGTGGAATTGCGTACAATTACAATGATAGTTTAGTGCAAAGTTCTCAAATTGATCCGATCAATTTCGCATCATCTGTTTCTTCTCCATATGGGGACCAGTCGGCACCTTATGGATCGCCTATTGATTTAGAGCAATGGCTCGTTCATGCTCAATATCAGAAATGCCAATCGTTTCAGATTCAAATTAGAGAGGTATTTAATCCAGCATTTGGCACCGTTGCTGGTCCTGGATTTACTTTGTCAGGACTCAATCTCGTTGCACTTATGAAGCGTGGAAGTCGTCCGATTTCTCAGGCTACTACTACAGGATAAGGATAAAAATATGAGCTGGACCGTTGATAAGAAATTAGCGTTCGTTCACAAAATGACAAAAGAGGCTTTGTCCAGCATCCCACATTATGATGCTGGTGGACCAGTCAGTGGTCCGACAACTCTTAACACAAATGGTGTAAATACAAATCAGTCCGGGCCGTCGTCTATTACTTCTCCGGTCACCAATACATATGAGAATTTGGGATATGGAGCAATCCCGGGCGTTACGAGTGCACTTAATGGAATTAGTAATGCATTCACTAATAACTTTCAAGGACAGGCCGCTCCGATTCAGCAAGGAACGAATGCTGGACAGTTAAATGCAGCTTATTCAGGAGCTCAGACTGGATTAAATAATCAAGCTGGTCTTGTTTCTCAAACACAACCAGGTGTTGCGCAAGGACTTGGTGCTCAAGGGGTATTATCAGGTCAGCTCGCAGCGCAGGCCTCAGGCCAAGGACCGAATCCTGCACAAGCAGCGTTGAATCAATCAACGGGACAGAATATAGCGCAACAAGCGGCATTAGCAGCGGGGCAGAGGGGCGCTGGAGCTAATGCTGGCTTGATCGCATCACAGAACGCACAACAGGGTGCCGCAACTCAACAGCAAGCCGTAGGACAATCAGCTACGCTTCAAGCACAACAGCAGTTGGCGGCTCAACAAGAACAAGCAGCTCTTGCCGCCCAGCAGGTTGGCCAGGGCGCGACGGCAGTTCAGAATCAGAATCAACAGCAACAAAATGAACAGAATATCCTTCAAGGCGCTAATACTTCTGCAAACAATGCGGCTGTGTCTCAGCAGTCTAATATTAATAACGTGAATTCACAGACTGCGGCTTCAAATCAAAATGAAGCAAACACAGTATTTGGTGGGATAACAGCCGGCATCTCATCTCTTTTCGCAGATGGCGGATATGTTTCTGATACACCGGCGTTTCAGCCTACAGCAAGCGATGTATCTAGTGGTCCATCAGTTCCGGCAACGTCTACTCTTCCAGTTTCGTCATCTGGTTCTTCTGGCGGATCTGGTGGTGGTGGCGCTGGAGCAGGTGCCTTGTTGGCTGCTCTTGCCAATGGTGGACAAGTTGGCCCACAGAGTGCTGTTGGACAATACTTAAATCAAGGCAGATCACAACAGATGCCCATGGCTGCACAGCCAATGCAAATGAATCCAGTACCCGCAATGGCAAATGGTGGAAAAGCGATGAGAATGCTTCCGCCAATGCATGGGAAAAATGAAATGCTCAAGGCTAAAGGCGGGAAAGTAAAGGCTGACGGCAAAGGACAAGACGCCAAAGTAAATCATGATAGCTACGCTAATGATAAGGTCCCTGCGCTTCTTTCTCAGGGCGAAGTCGTTATGGATAAAGATACGTTGAATGATCCGGGTCAAATTGGTCAAATGGCTAGAGCTGTTGCTCAACACATTCAGCAGAGAAACCAATCAAAAGGAAAACGTCGTGTTTAAGAATTTGGACGGATTCAAAAAAATTCACGAAGATAAAGATAAGACCGTCATGCAGCATAATAAGGGCCATAGAATCACGATAGCAAATCGTGCTTTACCGGCACTTCAAAGAAAACAGCTTCAATCGCTTCCATTGCATGAATGCAGTGGTGGTGCGATCAAAATGGCAGGCGGCGGTAAGATTGGGCATTACTATGACGGAGGGAAAACAGTTCCGCTGGT